GAATGGCGGTGTTTCGATGTCGAATGCGAGCAGCGATTCCTCGAATACGAGCACGAGCATCGGTTCTCGTCTGGCCTTCCGCGGCCGGCTCGTCAAGGCGGCAAGCGTCGCTGCGTTCAAGTCGGTAAGCGAGGTGGCATGACCGGCCGCGTAAAGCGTCAAAGCGGGAGCGAAGCGACAAAACGTCCGGTGTTCCCCTTGTTCGGGGAACACCGTTCTTTACGGGCGTCAGCCCGTTGAAAAATTTTTGTTTCCGGGGTTTTGTAGCTGTTTGTTAAATAATAATTTATGAAAAATCGTACTTTTGCATTCAAATTAAAAGGTGGCGCTTCCCCATAAGCCGTGTGGTTTATCGTGGCAACAACAACGCGAACCCGAATGGCGGTGTCTCGATGTCGAATGCGAATAACGATTTCTCGAATACGAACACGAACATCGGTTCTCGTCTGAACAACAATCGAAAAGAAATTTTAATCGGCGTACAACACCGGGGACTTGTCCCCACCGTGGTGCCGAGGGAAGCAAGCCTCAGTAACAGCAGCCTTTTCGGGGCTGGAAAACTGAAAAATAGAGTGTCGGGAGGGTTTGGTAGGCCGGAAACGGTTCGAAGAAGCAGTGCCCGGGGGATTGAAGGCCCCAAAATGGAAAACAAAAGAAATATGCACAGAGCAGGTTTTGTAATAGAGGAAATCGTGAAGCCCTCCAACATGGAGGAGTCTTTCCTTCAGGTCCTTCGCGGCAGGAGGCGTAAACGCAGCCGCCAGGGACGCTACCTGCTTGCGCATAAACCCGAGGTGTTGGAGGAACTGGCCGCGCGTATCTCGGACGGTACTTTCCGTGTGAAGGACTATCGTGAGCGAGAGATTTTCGAGGGCGGCAAGCTGCGCCGTATCCAGGTAATCCCTATGTACGACCGTATCGCCGTACATGCCATCATGACGGTGGTGGACTGCCATTTGCGGAAACGTTTCATCCGTACCACCTCTGCCAGTATCAAGAAGCGGGGTATGCACGATCTTCTGTCGTATATCCGTCGTGACATGGTCGAGGATCCGGAGGGTACGCGGTACTGTTACAAGTTCGACATCACCAAGTTTTATGAGAGCGTGAAGCAGGACTTCGTGATGTATTGTGTCGGCCGGGTGTTCAAGGACAAGAAACTCATCGCCATACTTGACAATTTTGTCCGGCTGATGCCCGAGGGTTTGAGTATCGGGCTGCGTAGCTCGCAGGGTCTGGGTAATTTGCTTTTGTCTGTGTTTTTGGATCATTACTTGAAGGACAAGTACGGTGTCCGTCATTTCTACCGTTATTGTGATGATGGTGTCGTATTGGGTAAAACGAAAGCGGAATTGTGGAAGATTCGTGATATCGTCCATGGGCATATTCAGCATGTCGGTCTCCGGGTGAAGGGGAACGACCGTGTGTTTCCCCTGGGCGAGGGCATCGATTTTCTGGGATATGTGACTTTCGGTGCGGACCACGTCCGTCTGCGCAAGCGCATCAAGCAGAAATTCGCCCGAAAAATGCACGAGGTAAAATCAAGAAGAAGGAGGCGTGAGCTGATAGCGTCGTTCTACGGGATGGCCAAGCACGCCGACTGTCATACGTTGTTTAAAAAATTAACAGGCAAAGACATGAGATCATTTAAAGACTTGAACGTCGCTTATAAGCCCGAAGACGGCAAAAAGCGATTTCCCGGGGTGGTGGTAAGCATCCGGGAACTGGTAAACTTACCGATTGTAGTGAAGGACTTCGAGACGGGCATCAAGACCGAGCAGGGAGAAGACCGCTGTATCGTGGCCATCGAGATGAACGGTGAGCCGAAGAAGTTCTTCACCAACAGCGAGGAGATGAAGAACATCCTCTCGCAAGTGAAAGAGATGCCCGACGGCTTTCCTTTTGAAACAACCATCAAGACGGAAACCTTTGGGAAGGGTCGAACCAAATACGTATTTACATGAAACGAGTTGAAGGAACAGCCGGGGTGAAGCTGCTGGAATGCGTGAACCCGGTGAAGAACACGTGGCGCATCCGTTGGGACGTGCGGGAAAGGGAGGACGGTTCTGCCGACTATATGGAGGAGAACTTTTTAGGGAAGCCCTCCGGTGAGATAATAAGAAGCGTTATCCTGGGCTGGTACAACGAACAGATCGACCGGGAGATACTTTCCGGCTTCGTTTACGAGGGTATGCCGGTGTGGCTGTCAAGTGAGAACCAGTTCAACTACAAGGCGGCCCACGACCTTGCCGTGCAGAACGGCGGCGCGACGCTTCCGGTGACGTTCAAGTTCGGAACGGATGAGGAACCCCGGTACCGGACGTTCGGGAAGCTGGAGGAACTGACGGACTTCTATACGAAAGCCATGAAGCACATCCAGGATACACTGGCTGACGGCTGGAAAAAGAAAGACGCTTTTGATCCGGAGAAGTACCGGGTGGAATAAATCCTTCGGGGGGAGGATAAGAAAAAAGCCCCCGGCCTGTTAATATAGACGCCAATCATTTATTAACAACACACCCAAGCGGCGCGCGACCGGGGGCAAATACCCTCTGTCACGCCACTTGGGTGTTTTTTTTGTTGTCTAAAAAATGATTGGCGATGCAAAGATATAATTTTTTTGTTGTATGAAAGTGATTGAGATACTAAACTTTAACCGGGAGCTGTTGAAAAGGCTCCAGGCGGCCGGCATCCGTCTGGAGGATGCCCGGTATATCGACCTGTACGCGGACTATACCCGTCTGCTGGACCAAGGTGAGAAGGTCTCGTATGCTGTGGCCGTACTGTCCGAGAAATATTCGGTGAGCGAGCGCAAGGTTTATGCCCTGGTAAAACGTTTCCAGAGTGACTGCAAGACGCTTGCAGTGTGAACGGGGTGTTTTATGCCGTAGGGAGTGCCGTTTCCCCTTATCTTTAGGGTGTTTCAATTTTAGAAGGAGGAAATGGCTATGAACAAGTATTACCGTATCCTGGACAAGATTCTTGTCGCGGGAAAAACACAGACCAACAAGAAGGGAAACATACAATACCTTCTGAACGAGCAACTGTCGCTGACTCCGGCAGACCTGCTTGACATATTCGAGGGGCATAATATCGCCCGCAAGAAACTCCGCAGCGAGCTCCAACTGTTCATGCAGGGGGAACGTAATGTAGAGAAGTACCGGGAGGCCGGCATCAACTGGTGGGATTATTGCGGTTCTATCCTGGTGAACAGTTACCCCACATATTTTGAGAAGCTTCCTCCGTTGATAGCGAAAATCAACCGGGAGAAACGCAACAGCAAGAACTACGTGCTTTTCCTGGGTGAGACCGGTGCGGAAAGCAACCAGGCGCCCTGCCTGAGTCTGGTGCAGTTCCAGCTGGACGGTGGTGAACTGGTTCTGTCCGCCTACCAGCGCAGCAGCGATGCGAACCTCGGACTGCCTTCCGACATTTACCACCTGTACCTGATGGCCCGGCAGATAGAACTTCCCCTGAAGTCGATCACCCTCTACCTGGGCAATGTACATATCTACGAGAATAATATCCCGGGTACACGTGCGTTGATCGCCGGTGACGAGACGGTCCGCTTCGGGCTGAACGTGTGATTTGCTGTATATGCCTTGCAGCGGGAACAGTTCATGTTTCCCGCTGTTTTTCGTTTATTCTGGGGACCTTTGCGGCCGTTTTAAAGCAGAATGAAATGAGAAAGATGTATTTGTCCGCCCCGCTTCCTTTCGTGGGGCAGAAACGCATGTTTGCGAAGGAGTTTATCAAGGTGCTGGGACAGTTCCCGGACAGCACCGTGTTTGTGGACCTGTTTGGCGGATCGGGCCTGCTGTCACATATTACCAAATGTGTCAGGCCTGATGCCGTCGTTGTGTATAACGACTTCGACAACTACCGCCAGCGGCTTGCGAATATCCCGGTCACCAATGTGCTGTTATCCGATTTGCACCGGATAGCTGAAGGGAAACCCAGAAACAAACGTATAACCGGGGAGGTTCGCAATAAAATGTTTGCCCGTATTGAGAGGGAAGAGAAGGAGCACGGCTACGTGGATTATATCACGATTTCCGCATCTTTGTTGTTCGCCATGAAGTACGTGACTTGTTTGAAAGAAATGAAGAAAGAGACCATCTACAATAGGATTCGGAGGACTGATTATCCCGAAGCGGAAGATTACCTGGAAGGAATTACCGTCACCTGCGAAGACTACAAGGAAGTGTTCAAACGTTACAAGGATGTCCCGGGTGTGGTGTTCCTGGTTGATCCGCCGTACCTTTCCACTGAAGTAGGAACCTACAAAATGTATTGGCGCCTGGCTGACTATTTGAACGTATTGAACGTGTTGAAAAGACATGCATTCGTGTACTTCACCTCAAACAAGTCTTCCATCCTGGAACTGTGTGACTGGATGGGTCGGAACCCGTTTCTTGGCAACCCGTTCAAGGAATGCAGGAAAGTGGAATTTAGTGCAAACGTAAACTATCAAGCCAAATATACAGACATGATGCTGTACACGGTACCGGATGAAGAGCAGACAATCGCAGCCTAACACTGCATAAAGATAGTGATTTATTTTGAATCGGCAATGGCTTTTGAATGGTATTTTAAAGTTGTTCAAGGAAGGTTCAAGTGAAAGAAAAACGGTGGGCTTTGGTCATGCAGAACAGGACCGCGCTCACCGTTTTTTTTGTACGCGTCGTTTTTGTACTTTTTGAAACGCATCGTTTTTGTTAAGCGGCACGTATGGTTTTTCCGGATTTACTAAACAGGCATTCCTGTTATTATCGCATTGACAATTTGAACTTAAGGTTTGCTTTCTTAAAGCTTGTAATTTCTGCTACCATAGCTGTCACCATTTTACCGAATCACCTATGGATAGGTAGATGTAGAGGGCAGCAGTTTGTTGTAGGAAGTTACAATAAGAAAGGTAGAAATCTTTTTTGTGATAGGTTTGTTCGCCTGTTGCAAAATTGTGCACATAAAAGACCAATTTTTACTTTGTTCTTCTTTGATAGCCTGTTACTTTTGTATCAAGACATAATTTTAATCAGATACGAAATGAAATTAAAGGTTTTAGTAAGTACAATAGTTAGCATCATGATATGGCCGGCAAGTATTGTGGCACAAGGTGAATTGATTCCAATGATAGAAATACCCGCAGGAAATTTCTATATGGGAACTTTGGGTGAAGATGAGAATTATGATGAAGCACCTATGCATAAGGTGTACATATCCAAACCGTTTAAAATGGGACTGACCGAAGTGACTAATGCGCAATATGAATTGTTCTGCCCTGAACATAAGTCGCTGCGTGGTAAAAATGGTTTCTCAAGTGAAGATGACGAAGCGGTGGTGTTCGTAACTTATCAAGATGCCGTTGCCTTTTGTGACTGGTTGACCCGGAAAGAAGGAAAAACTTATCGTCTGCCTACCGAAGCTGAATGGGAATATGCATGTAAGGCAGGCCGTTACTGGAATTTCTATATGGATGACAAGCTTCCTGCCGCCTGGCAAAAGAATCAAGTGATAGCGGCTACTCCCAAACCCTTGTCTTTGAAAGTGGCACAAACTCCTCCTAACGAATGGGGGCTACATGATATGTGTGGAAATGTGGAGGAATGGTGTTTGGACTGGTATGGGCCCTATATAGACAAGGAACAGACTGATCCTGTCGGCTATTCGGACGGTATAGCACGGGTGACTAGAGGAGGTAGTCATAATACACCGATGAAATATCTCCGTTCGGCAAACCGTATGGCTATGTTGCCGGAGGACAAACATGCAATGACAGGCTTTCGGGTGGTACAGGCAGAGTATCCGCAGACCGCTCCGCTTTCTCAGCCAAAAGATGAGTATGCCGTGTCTCAGATAAAATGGGATTGGACTTCTCAGTGTATCACGGAACCTGTCTTCACTGCTCCTTTGGTTTATGTGCATGAACCGGATGCGCATAGTGGAACGCCTTTTTTCAAGCATAATCATCAGCCGGCATTGACTTGGTGTGATAATGGAGACTTGTTGGCTGTGTGGTTTTCTACCAATGAAGAAAAAGGCCGTGAGATGGTGGTGCTCTCTTCGCGCTTGCGTGCCGGAAGCCGTGAATGGGAAAAGCCTCGTATGTTTTATCAGATAGCTGATCGTAATTTGACCGGAACTGCATTGTTGAACGACCGCCAAGGGACTCTTTACCATATCAATGGAGTGGAAGCGGCCGGACATTGGCAGAATTTGATGATGACTTTGCGTACAAGTACAGATAATGGACAAACTTGGAGTAAACCTCGTATGATTGCTCCAGAGCATACGAGACGCCATCAAGTGATAGCCGGAACCTCTATTACAAAGGAAGGCTGGTTTGTTCAGGCTTGTGATGCCGGACCCGGTGGAAGAGACGGGGCTGCTGTTCATATCAGTAAGGATAAGGGAAAAACTTGGACGGACCCGTGGAATGGAGCGCCCTTGCCCGATTTTAAAGAGGGAGGGACAGGTACCACTATCGCCGGAATCCATGCCGGAGTGGTGCAATTGAAGGATGGCAGATTGATGGCATTGGGACGTAACAATAGTATTCGTGATAAAGAAGGACGTCTACGTATGCCTATGAGTGTATCTGATGATATGGGAAAGACTTGGCATTATTCCGCTTCGGAATTTCCACCCATTGATGGAGGACAACGGCTGGTATTGATGCGTTTGAATGAAGGTCCTATTTTGCTGATATCTTTTACTGAACATCCTTATCGTACTCCGAAAGAGGAGCGTGGTATGATGTTTACTGAAAAATCAGGAAAGCCTTTTAAAGGATATGGCATGTACGCTGCTTTGTCATACGATGAAGGTAAGACCTGGCCTGTAAAACGTTTGTTGACTGATGGCACTTATCGTTTCCTTAATGGTGGGGCTTGGACTCAGTTTTTTGAAATGGATGAGAATCATGCTGAACCTCGTGGCTACCTGGCCGGAACACAAACACCTGATAATATGATTCATTTGATAACGAGCCGCTTTTATTATAAGTTTAATTTAGCTTGGTTGAAAGAAAACTAGTATAATAAGGT